GTAAGCACAACTAAATAATTTATCTCTGATAAGCACTTGGCTTAATTGCTAAGTTATTCCTGAGATAAGACTCCTGAGCATGAGTTCTAAACTGCTCATTTTTTAATGCCCCGCCGCCCAGGGCGCAGTGATCTAAATCACATCTCATTATGTGAGACTAATTAAGAACGGCATTTGCATTTCCACAATCTTGGTGATATTATTGTATTAACAGAAAAGGAACCCCTAATGAGCGAAGTAATGTTACAAGATCAGTTAACTGTTTCTTATAATCCTAACCTACTTGTGACCTACAAGTATATACCTGAACTGACACCTTCACATGGTGTGCAACTAGGTGAAGAGCCAGCAGCAACATTCATGACCGATAAGGTTACTGACATTGAGTGGCAACTACATAAATCAAGATCGTATGCTGATCAATTAGCAGCAAAGCGCTTAGATATAAATTGGTTAGAGGAACAAATTGTAGAATGGTATGACCCTAACTATACTAAAGAAGAAGTGTTACAAGCAATCATAGAACACTTTGGGTTTAATCCAACTAAGCAAATTGAAGTTCAAGGTACCGTCTCGTTCAGCGGAACTATTAATGTTCCAGTGTCTGAGTTGGATGACTTTGACTTAAGCAATGTAACAATTGATGTTGATTTAAATTCATATGAGTATGACGCAGATCTTAATGTGGACGAAGTATCTTTGGAGGACCACTACTAAATTTGATAGGGGGCTATCAACGTCGTGGGCCAAGACGTAAAACTGGCCCTAACAAAAACCCAGGGCGCCCGAAATGTCCGTTTTATACCATTTAAGAAGATTAAACCATTTTCCCCAATCCTATTTGACATTGTCATCCATGAGTGATAAAATTAATTAAAACAATCGAAAGGACAAAAATGGCTCATGAGTTAGAAACTCAAAACGGTGTTGCAAGTTTTGCATCATTCCGTGAACCTGCATGGCACAATCTTGGTACTGTATTTGATACTGAGAAAAATACAAGTGAAATGCTTGCTGCTGCCAATCTTAATGGTTGGAACGTTAGACTAGAGGATTTAGAAATCCCATCTAGTTTAATATCTGACAAACAATATCAATATGTTGTTCGCACAAACCCTACTGATAAATCTCAAACTGATGTTTTGGGAATTGTTGGTGAGCGATATACACCACTACAAAATGAAGAACTGTTTGCATTTGGCGATAACATTCTTGATGGTGGGGGTCGTTGGGAAACCGCTGGCTCTCTTAAGGGTGGTCGTGTAGTGTTTGGCTCTCTTGCTTTAGAGCGTGAAACAATCTTAGACCCTAATGGTGTTGCAGATAAGGTAAAGACTTATTTGCTTATCAATACTAGCCATGATGGCTCAATCGCTATTCAAGCAAGTATCACACCTGTTCGTGTTGTGTGCGCTAACACTCTCAATGTTGCACTCAATCGTACTAAGAAAAAAGATGGCGTAAAGCAATCTTTCAAAATCCGTCATACTCAAACCGCTAATGGTAAGGTTGCTGTTGCTCGTCAAGCACTAGGTATGGCTAACTCATACATGGACGAATTCGACAAGATGGCTCATGCTATGATACAAAAAGAAATATCAGCGAAAGACTTCAATGATATTATTCTTGCTGCTTACCCTAAGCCAGAATTAGACACTAAGGGTGCAATCAAGAAATGGGAAAACAAGGTAAATATGATTAACGATATTTATACTGGTGATTTCAATGGCATGATTGCTGGTAATGCTTGGGGTGCGTTCAATGCACTAACTGAGCGTTTAGACTGGTATCGTTCATCTCGTAGTGCAAATGGCGAAAGTATGTTTGCTGCTGCTTCTGGATTTGACCCTGCAACTAACGCAGAGAAAAATCGTTTGCTAACTGTTGTGCAAAAAACTTTGCAAATAGTTTAGTAAAAAATCCTGAGCATGATTTAAAACTGCTCCGCTGGTCCCATAGATCAATTGGTTAGATCGTTACCCTGTCACGGTAAAGGCTACGGGTTCAAGTCCCGTTGGGATCGCCCCGCCCTGGGTTTTGTCTATTTAAATAATAACACATAATTGTTTCATTAAGAAAGATTGACTTTTTTCCCAGTTTCCTGTAAAATATTAATATGACCACAATTAACCAACTAATACAAACCATCTATCAGGATAACTCAGAACACTTAGACTTTATGGATAGCATGGCTAGTGGAGATTGTGATTGTAATATACATACCACATTAAATACCATTGTCAAGTATGGGGAGGAATAATGTTAGGTTATACATATAAAGATATACAAGCATTTGGTGATAGTTTAACTGTTGCTATTGATACCGCTACCGACCCAAAAATAAAGCAAGGCCTATTAACCATATGGGATTTCTTTGAGGGGCTATTAGCAGAAGGCTATATAGATGAAGGTGTGATGTAAATCACCTTACGATACCTTGCAAAAATTCGCAGGGCATAGTAAAATTATATTAAGAAACCAACAAGGGAGACCCACAATGGACGAATACTCAAACGAATGGCAAGTAGAAATCATATTTGAGCCAACAGGTGATTATATGAACTTCACATACGAAACTGATACTGAGGACGAGGACAGCGTTGTATTAGAAATAATCAATGGTTTGTCAGTAGTTACAGATAAAGTTAAGTAATGCCAAACCTCATACAACTTACAGAGGATGAATGGTTTGAACAGTTCAAGCCTATACCTAACTACCTAGACGACAATGCCTCATTCCATGACGGTGAGCATGGCTATATGTTTGAGACATATGGTGATGAGTTAGAGTTTGTCAAAGCCCAAGACAGTAATAGGATATGGACTTATAGTGACGGAGATGACGGTGGGACCTATATCTGTGACGGCTATCATGTAGTTAATAGGATTGGGTATTTTGTAACTACCGTTCCCTATGATGACAGCCAGTACTATCAGATACAACTAATCGAGGGAAGGGACGAATAGTGCATACTCTACACTATATAGCAGTTGAAGCAGATAGCAAGCAAGAGGCTTTTGACAAAGTTGTTGTAAGCCTACAACCAAACGAAGACGGATATCGCCTAGCAGACTGGTCAGATTGGCACGTCGTAGGTGGAGGAAGGTGGAGCAGTAATGCAAATAAAGAAAACAACATTATGGCAGGTTACAACGATGACCCTACTGATGTGTTGGGCTTTTCTGAAGATAAGGAAAAATTCCAGGAAGCATTAATCAGTGTAGGTAAATGGAAATCAGAGGCTATGAACAGAGCAATCAAACAGTTCAAGCCTGATAAGTTTATTAGTGATATGGTTGACTATGCCTCAGAGGGTGGTCGGTCAGAGTATAACGGTGACACCATGATGTCTGCTTATACTATGAAAGAAACAGCAACAATGCTAATGGGGGGTTGGACACCCGATAGTGGGCTTTATGACCTTGATGAGAATATTGCTGAAGTAACCTATCTTAAAGAGCGACTTGACAAACCTGAACAAGCCGTGAGACAATATCTAGTACCAGTCGACTTTCATTTCTAAGGAGAACCCGTGATAAATACAAATGACTTAATAGAAATAGGATACTTTTCAGTTGATAGCGGTCAGGCCATGGTAGGCGACCCATGCTATTTAGATGATTGGGATACTAACAAACATGATGAGTGGAATCTTGAAGGTAAGGGTGGAGATTACTCTTATCATGGCGCTAGCGCTACCACAATTAATAAAACCTATGGTGAGTTAGGCCATGCTAAGGCAGTAGTATTTAATACTGGATATGGTGATGGTTTGTATCCCGTCTACGCAATTATGCAAGATGAGCGGGTATCTAAAATAGTTATTGATTTTATGGGTGACCTAAATAAGGAGAATGACTAATGGGAGCACGTTGTACATTTGTATTTAAACAATCAGAGGACCTAGCGGTAGCGCTGTACAGCCACTGGGGAGAAGACAGTATGTATCAAGATCTTGCTCAGGCCCTGCAGCATTCTGCTCCACGTAAAGGTGATACAGAATACTACACACGTATGGCTATTAGTTATCTATTGCAAGACTCTATCTTGGATGAGACAGGGTTTGGTATCTATGCATGCGATCCTAATGACTTAGGGTTTATGGACCATCCAATATTAATTGACCTAACAGATAATACTATCAGTCATGATGGAGTAGACCACAAAGACATTGATAGTTTTATTAATTATAATTTGCCCAGCACTGATCTCTCCAGTGTGGGGGCTTCATCAGCGGGGGTTGGGGTCACCTCTCGCTAGCCAATACGGGAGGGCGTGAACTGTGGTGGGTTGCGCTCTCCCCCTTCCTTTGATATAATATAGATTGGGGTCTTATGTATCGTATTAGTAGATTACAGCGACAGAGCAAAGAGGAAAAGGTTGCCGTATCCATTGGCAAACTCTTGTCCGACTTTTATCTTGACTTAGAAAAGGTTGGCTACTACTTGGCTAGAGCAACTCCCTATTTGATTTATCGCAGGTCATTAGAAGTATTAGAAAGCGCACAGTTCCAAGAGGACAAGGTAGAGCAAAATAGATTGGGGTATGATAGTGACAGACTTCCGTAATATATGCAATATCTTAGGTAAACTTTATTCTGTATATAAAGAAGATGAAGAGTTTAAAGACTTTATAGAGTTTAATGACTTAGGGCTACCGCTTGCCTACTTTGTTGCTGAGAACCTTTGTGAGGTGTCAGACGATGGGGCAAGGTATATAACAGAAACATGGTCGCTATTCTTAGCAGGGTTAAACCTAGAGGATACTGGCTGGTCTGATTTGGACGAGGTATTTGAAAGCGCAGAGGAGAATACTAATGGAACTGAGTAAAGTCTGAGGCGTAGTATCCTGGGTACATATTCCCAAACCTCCAAACCTCATTTACGAAAAAGACATTAAGAACCCAATTCAAAAAATCCCAGAAAGTTATTACGATCCCAAACCTTATTTTCCCAAACCTTTCAAACCTTTCTATCTACAAACAATGTTATAATAATCCTATGAGTCCAAGACATTTTTCTAATGTAATGTTTAGCCCTTACTTTCAATCAGAGCATTATAAGAATGAGTCTCCAGAGTTAAAGATACAAAATAATCTAGAGAAGAAGTTAAAATGGTTTGTTACTATACCTATAAGGGTATTACGATCTCTCTTTAAATTCCCGCCCCGCAATAAATCATAGTACTAATAGACATTACGAAGCGGGAAAAAAAATCCCTGAATTATACAAACTTTTCCCATAATTACCAAACCTTTTTATACTTTTTTCCTGGTTTTCCAATAGTTTTATAACTTTTTTGTTATGTTTTTATAGGCATATTATAGTTGACAAACCTCTATATCTGGTATATAATGCAGCCCCAATATGAAGGTTTGGCAGATATGAAGGTTTGGGATAGGGAGGTTTGGCCGCCAGGACATTACGACGCCCTCTATAAAAACGCTCAATCCCCCACTTTGCTCCACTTTCCTCCATTCTAACCCAATCCAAAAAATATCAGTAAGGATTATCTTTCATACCAAACCTCCAAACCACCCATTTAAAAGCCTTCTAAGCCCTATTTGCGACGGTATCAAACCATCCTTCTGGCTCCATATTGTCCATATCAAACCAGTGTAATTGGACATATCTGGCAAGACTTGACAAACCATTCAGACTAGATATAATTGATATATGAAATCATGGAAAGCAGAGCCAACAAGCATTAAAGATATTTTAGTTAGAGATGGTTTGCATATAGCCAAGGAACTTGAAAGATGTAGAAATCAGAATCGTATAAGGGCATACAATAAAATATTAAAAAACCTTAGACGGCAATATCCTCAATACACAGATGAGATTAATTCTCTTATGTTGGTTAGAAAACCAGTTCCTGAAGGAATGTTTGAAGTTTAATTGCATACAAGGTTTGTTATTACATTGGGGATTACGATACTCTTTCTATACCCGCCGAATTCTGGTATGCTTAATAAATGAATCTAAATGATATAATTGAAGAAACCATGAATGAAATACATACAAACCTTACTTGGGATGACGAGGGTATGTGGAAAGGCTGGACATATAGCCAAACCAAAAACCGTTACTACTTTGATGACATAGGCGATGAGTCTTTAACAGAACTTTGGTCACAGCCATTTTTGAGGCAGGCGGAGTAAGAAATATTAACCGCTATTGCCCTCTTAGGGCAGGGGAAGGTTTGTTACCTCCTATTTGCCGCCGAACTTAAAGCGAATTAATCCTTATATCCCCAGATACCTCTAAATTCTCTATCTTCAGGACGAAATCCGCCAGTAACAGCGTGGGCCAATTTAAACAAATCTGGAATTACTAAGTCACCTTGTTGCCATCTATGAACTATTCTTATATCTTCATTGTTCCAGATTATATCTTCTATTTTTCTAATTAACGATTTAAAGTATTTTAAAGTATCTTTATTTGGATCTTGATTTTTATAAGAAACTAACTTCATTATCATTGGTTCTGGCAAAATTGTAAATCTAATTATTGGCTTACTTGTTAGCCAATGTTTAACAATAATTGGGTAATTGTCTGCTAAATGAGTTTGCCCAGATACAAAACCAGTTTTTAGTTGTGAATTTCTTACGCTATCTGGCTCAACAATAATACAACTAGTAAGGAACTCTTGTTCTTCTTTTGAAAGCATATTAAATACCACATTTGTATCTACAAAATATGTTTTTCCATTTTCTGGATTTGTTTTAAAATTATACATATTCCAAGTTGAAGCCACTATTGGATTTGTGTAATATGTATGCTCAACATGCCACTCTACAATAATATCGTCTGGACCATGCTTAAAGTCTGACTTACGAACATGGTTTTCTATGTATTCGCTTGTATCATTAAGAAGTGACCACCCTATAAGATTGCCTAGTTTTTTGGCAAAATCAAATTGCTCTTCTTGTGTTAAGTTGGCATTTCTAAAACATATTACGGAGTCAGATATTAATTTGTCTTTGTAGTAGTCTGAATTTTTTAATACGTTTTCAATACCAGGAAATTCTACAGGTATTACATTAATCATTTTTCCCTTGCTTTCTTTTTATGTCTAATTTAATATTTTTTACAATTTCAGAAAAATTTTCATTAATTGAATGTGTATATCCAAGTTGACTTTGTATGTAAAAAAATATAAAATATTTGTTACCAGATAAAACTGTTTTTGCTGAATGAACCTCATCACTTGAGAAAAAAATTATACTTCCAGCACTTGGCTTAATTTCATAACCAAGTTTATTAAATTCTAGTTCTCCACCTTCATAATCGTCATTTAGATATATTAGTGCAGTCCAATCAAACGTGTTAAACTCATGATCATGATCTCTATCCGTATGAGATCCTAGCATTTCTAAAGTATTGTATTTTTTAATTGCATAATTTTTAGTTATTAAATTTACCCTTGGATTTCCTGTTTTTTCAGACCAAATTTCTAAAGCCTTTTGATATGGTTCATCTATCATTTTTAAAATATTATATGCTTGAGAATGTTCTTGACTATAAAGTGGACCTATATTAATTTTAGGCCATTTTGTATTTTTATGATTAATAGTATGATCCCAATCTATATCTTTAGTAAATCCTTTTTGATTAATTGGAGTCCAAACACCATCTACGTGGTATCCAGTTAGCCATTTTTCCCAAGGTGGTATAATTTTATTAATTTTTTTATTTTCATTATTTTCTTCAATAGCCTTAATAAATTCTTTAGATAATGGAATTGCATTTTCTATATATAAAACTCCACCCTTTAATTCATTTATTTTCATATTAAAATTGTACCATCTCTGTTCATTTTTTTGCTTTAAGTTGTTCGATAAGTTCTTTTTCTTTAGCCTCTTTTGTATTAAAATCATTTGCATTACAAGGATCAGAAATAGCATGAGCAACAAATTTGCCACAAGGACATGTGCCTGCACGACATTGGCAATTTTTACCAGGATCATTAAAATCTATATTTTTCATTCCTATCGGATTAGTTGGAAATGGCAGAGAGTCTTTATTTTCTTCTGTAACAACAGCAAATATTGTTTTGCTTTCACACTTATAGCAATATCCATCTGTTGGATTAGACTCAATGGTTATGTGATCACCACATCTCATACATTTTAAAGTTATATCCATTTTTTCCCTCTGTTCTTTATTAAATTATATCAGTATTTAGCATACTAAAATTGACAAATTATTTAATTACTGTTATACTGATCTAATGAAAAAAAATATCATTAAGCACGAAAGTTCTCTTGAAGAGTATCCTGATATTTTAGTACCCGCTAAAACAAAAATACCAGATTGGTATAAAAAAATATTACCATACACCAACAATGAAATGATTAATTTAAATGACAATTCAATTAATGCAACAGTTAAAAAATGTATGCCATTTTTAGAATCTCTTTCTATTGGCTACATGATTACATTACCATTTGATATATATGTTAAAAATAACAATGGCATACCAAATATTATTTTTGTAAATAAAGATCACGTTATGAGAACTAGAGAACAGGTGGCAGATAAAAATTTAGTGCCTACTGGATTTTATCCATTAGAGTATACGTGGGATCCAAACGTGTCATTTTCTGTTCCTAAAGGATATAGTATATTGATAACTCATCCGCTTAACAGAAATGATTTACCATTTTACACTTTATCTGGAATAATTGATGGTCCTTTTATTAATGCACCACATGGAAATTTTCCTTTTTATATTAAAACTGGGTTTGAAGGAATGATTTTACAGGGAACTCCAATTATGCAACTCATTCCTTTTCAACAAGAATCTTATAAATTAAAAAAAACTAAAGGTTTAACTTATAAAGGAAAATTAAATAACAAAAAATCTAATTTAGTTTTTTTTAATTGGTATAAAAAAGAATATTGGATTAAAAAACAATATGAATAGAGAATATATAAAATGAATTTTTATTGGTTTGGTCGTCATTTAGATAAAAATTTAAACTATGTTTCAGATTTATTAGAAGATTCTAGATTTTATGGTTGGTTACTTCCATATGCTGTAGGGGTGCCAGATCCTTTTACGAGAGTAGCAAGATCACTAAAAACAAATCAAAAATTAAAATACCTTGTTGCCGTTCGACCTTACACTATGTCTCCTCAATATTTATTATCTATTGCAAAATCATTAGATTTAATTCAAAAAGATAGAGTTAGAATTAATTTTGTTCCTGGACTTATTTTAAACAAAGAAGAAGAGTCGTTTGGCGGTATATTATCAGAAGTTAACGATGCTAGTAGTTTTGTTGATAGAAAAAAATATTTTTGCTCTTATATTGAAGAATTTAGCAATTTAAAAGTAGAAAAACCTTATATTTACACTTCTGGGTTATCAGACGATATATGCCCAAACATAGAAAAATTTGGAGATTGTAATATAGTTTCTTATGGTAGATTAGTTGAAGGAAAACTTAATGATCTTGATAAAAATAAGGTAATATTTTTTCCTGCTGTGTCAGTTTCTAACTTTAAAGAAAGGGTGGCAGAAATAAAAGAAAAAGGTTATAACAATATAATGACTCACACTAATGGGGATGAAGATTTTGATTTAGCATTAGAAATATTTAAAGAAGTTAAAAAATTAAAAAATCAAACACTGTCTTGACTTTTATCAAGATTTTTGCTATACTAAATATATGGCTCATATAATAGTCTGTCCAATATGTAAAAAGGAGATAGAGTCTAGGTCTAGCATGTCATCACAAACTTTAATAAACCACATGAGGGAGCATAAATGAATAAGAATTTTATTAAAAAAGAAAAAACTAATAACCTAATATTAAGATTTATAGGAAATGTTTGTGGATCAATATTTACTTTTTTTCTTATTAGGGAGATTAAGGCTGAGAATAAAAATCATATTATAAGAGCAAAAATGTTTGCTAAAGTATGTAATCCTTTTGGCAAAGCACAAAACAAATGGGCTACTTACTATATTTGAAATGATCTGATATACTAATAAAATGAACACAATACAGACTATTTTGCTTGGCTTTGCTATTGCTTCTGGCTTATATTATATATTAATAAAAATAATGGATGTAAAGTAAAATTATGACAATACATTGTGAAGAATGTGGAACTAAATTAAATAGTGGAGAATGTACATTTTGTTATAGCACATATTTAAAATATATAAAAAATAATAATTCAAATGCATTAAAAGAATTTGAGGAAGAAGATGAGTAATTGGACTGAAGAATTATCAGATGAACATAAAGAACAAATTTGGCATTTTATTGTAGAAACTGTTAAAGAAATTCGTGAACAAATTGCTCAGGACATTGAAGGTACCAATGACCTATGGAAGGCTAAGGGTCTTAACAAGTCTCGTCGCACTTCTAAAGCATTTCAAATATCTGCAGCCATAGCAAGGGGACAAAATGAAATTTAGTGATTTTATTAAGAATATTTTAATTTCTGTTGTTATAATTTTTATTGCAGCAATATTTTTTAGCACTAAGGATTAATTATGAATGCAGAAGAAATAATCCAAACCATAAAAGATCAGTATTACCTTTGTCCTAACATAGATGAAGATGTTTGTTATACTTGGTGGAAGCATGAAGGGTGTGAAGCATTACGATCACTTCTTTATACCGTCACAAAAGATCCAAGGTATGTTGAACCATTAAGTAAGTTAAGACCAAATGTAAAAGAATCTATTGAAGAAATGCTTAATGATCCAGAGCACCATGCATTGATGGAACGCTTAAAATATATGGAGGATAATGGAATTTAATTTAAAAACCAGCATATTAGATACATTAGAGTATTCTAAAAAATTAATTATTTCTCCTGACATCGATGGATTTATGACCGCTAAGTTAATCAATCGATACAATGGATCAGTTGTTGTTGGGGCATACGATAAAAACATTTTAACTATTGCTAATGGAATTAATCCAGAAGACTGTCTTTTTGTAGATTGTGATATGAATACGCCAGAGTTTGTTTCTATTGGCAATCATATGCGATTGCTTTCTGACAACATTTCTATTAATTCTTTTAATCCAAATTTACATTTTGAAGTAACAAAATATACAGATAAATTTCCTTATGCTACTTGTTTTTTAATAACATTTGCGACTGGTGTATCTACATCTGATCTTGATAAAAATTTTATGGCTTACGCAGATTCCACATACAAGAATTTAATAAATTATGAAAGAAATATGAAGAGTTGGTCTACAAGAATATATCACAATGAAGTAGAAAGAGTGTTAAATCCAAAGCCTTCTGATCACAACGAAAGACTATGGATAGAAAAAACATATCCAAAACAATCATTTCTTTCAAAACAATTTGGCAAAACTAGGTATATACAAGCATTAAATAATTCATTAGAGTCAGAAAAAATAAAACATTTGCCAATTATGCATGGTAAAAAATATAAAACAGGTTTAGTAGATAGGAATACTGTGACACGATATAACAAAGATATGATCTCATATGCAGAAATATACTCTGGAGAATATTCTGTTACATATAATCAAATAGCCGATTGGGAATAAGTATTAATTTTCATAGATAGTTTTATTTTGAAACATATTACTTAAAACTTTATCAAGTATACCTTTAAAGGCTTGATCTTCCGTTGATAGGTATATAGATTTTTCTGTGATTTCATTAGATCTAGCCAAATGTCTTCGATTTGTATAAACCTTTACGTCATTTGTTTTTGTACCACCAACACTATATATATTTCCATAAATAGATCTCCATAAACAACTTGGATATTTTTTAAGTATTAAACGAAGTTTATCTTTTTCCATGGGCATTGGGGTATGCAACTCATAGTCATATGGTAGTTCTATTCCGTTTTGAATTAGTCTAGAGTTTGTTAATATTAATTTTTTAATGTATAGTGATGATCCAGTTATCTTAACATATCTATCTATCTTATCTAACAATAAACCTCCATGAAAATGCTCAATCTTATCTATTTTTTTAATTATAAAAAAATCATCATTCATTAATATAAAGTCGTTTGGTATTTCGTCAGAGTTACACAGAGCCTGTAAATTATTTAAAGCATTAGTATATTTATTATGATTTTGTTCTACTGGTATATGGTATCCAGAATACCATTTTGGCTTTCCACCTACCAGCCAAACCTTTGCATCTGGAAAACTATTTATGACAGATCTAATAGAGTACCTTAACTCTTCATTATCTCCGTCACGACAAATGTAAACAAAATCCATTAAATACCCCGCTTTATTATAAGTATATCAGAATCTGGTATACTAATATAAAGACAGAATAGGTGGACTCCTTGGCTAATATAGTATTTCTTGGTAACTTTGAAGTGCCTTATAGTAGTGAGAATCATCATGCTAATTCTTTAGAGTCTCTTGGACATACCGTGCAAAAATTGCAAGAAAAAAAAGCGGGTAGTTCTGAGATATTAAATGCAGCACTAAAATCTAATCTATTCATTTGGGTACACACACATAGATGGCAAACTCCAGGATCTAGATCTATGACAGATGTATTAAAACAATTAAAGGCTGCTGGCATACCAACTATGACTTATCACTTGGATTTGTGGTTTGGCATTGAGCGTGAAAAAGATTTAAAGAATGATGATTTTTATACAAGCATAGGTCATTTTTTTGCTACAGATAAGTTAATGTGTGATTGGTTTAATGAAAACACACAGGTTAAAGGACATTTCTTGCCTGCTGGCGTATATGATAAAGAGTGTTATGTACATCAAGATTACGATCCACATAACTTTGAACATGACATAATTTTTGTTGGTAGCAGAGGATATCATCCTGAACATAAATATCGTCCACAATTAATAGATTTTTTACGAAAAACATACGGTAAAAGATTTTTACATGTTGGTGGCGATGGAGACACTGGCACAGTTCGTGGAGATGCTCTTAATCGTATTTATGCAAAAAGCAAGGTAGCAATAGGTGATAGTCTTAACATAAATTTTAACTATCCATACTACACAAGTGATAGATTGTTTGAAAGCACTGGTCGTGGTGGTTTTACTATTTATCCCCGCATTAAAGGTCTTGATGAATATTTTGAAGATGGTAAAGAAATTATATTTTATGAACATGGTAATCTTGAAGACCTTAAACAAAAAATAGATTACTACATCTTAGATGGATTAACTAGAGAAGAGATAAGGTTTGCTGGTCATGAACGAACTAAAAAAGAACACACATATGTCCATCGTTGGGCAACTATCATAAAGGAGTTAGGTCTATGAATTTTATAGAAAGATCAGATATTAAATGGAAGACAGTACCATATTTGCGTCAAGGACAAACAAGAAACTATGATTACAGACTAAAACTAAATGAGCCATTGGCTAATTGGGATGTTTGGGATTATTGGGAAAGTGAAAGAATTTATAGCATGCAGCAACACCTTAAAAAGGGTGATGTATTTTTTGATATTGGAACAGAGGCTGGATGGTGCAACTTAGTTTATGCTGACATTGTTGGACCAGAAAACATGGTACTAATTGAGCCAACTCCTGAGTTTTGGGCAAACATTCATGCCCTATGGTATAAAAATTATTCAGTAGATCCTTTAGGTTGTTATGCTGGACTAATGAGTGATGAAACAACAGACACTCGCAAAGGTAGTAATTTAAATGCTTGGGGAGAAAAACATCTTGGACCGATTATTGATAGAAATAAATATGTATATATTCATGACAACACAGAAAGCATACCAATGATTAAAGTAGATGACTATGTTTCTGAAGTTGGCATTATTCCAAATGTCTTAAATATTGATGTAGAGGGTGCAGAACTTCTTGTATTCAAAGGTGCAGAAAAAACATTACGAGATAATAATTTAAAAATATTTGTATCAATTCATGATGATTTAGGTATTCGTGACTATGACACAACTCCAGAAGATACTATTTCATATTTACAATCTTTTGGTTATGTTGGAGAGTTTTTAGCAAAAAATCATGAAGCACATTGGTATTTTGAGAAAAAGTAATAAATGATAAAGGCATACTTGTATTCTTTTAATGAAGAAGATTGTGCTGCGGATAAATGGGACTACGGCTTATTAAAAGAAATATTTGATAAATACGAAATTGAACAAATAAAAGTAAACTCATTACCTAATACTGATAGAGCATTTGTCGTAATTCCTGGACCTCAAAATCTTGGTTATGAAGAACACATTAATAAAGAATTACAAAAAATAAAAAGAGTAGTTTTATTTTTTACAGGGGATGAAGAAGTTAGATTTAAATTAGATAAAATTAATCATCCTAACATAGAGATATGGCTTCAGACTCCACACAAACAACATCAAAATTATAACAAATTGCCACTTGGAGTTCCACAACATTTTAAAAAATTTTTACCAGAGTACGGACCTAAAAAATATAATGTATATTTTGGTGGACAAATTACGCATTCAAGAAGAAAGGAATTGGCTAAGGCTATGCAAACAATACCCAATGCCCTGTTTAAGCCAACAGAAGGGTTTGCACAAGGTGATCATCCAAAAGACTACTATAGTAACCTAGCCAGTACAAAGATTGCTCCAGCACCATCTGGTGCGGTTGTAATAGATTCTTTTAGATTTTATGAAGCAATAGAAATGTTATGCTTTCCAGTAGCGGATTCCCTTGATCCAAAAGGTAATTCTATAAAATACTATGATTTTATTTATGATGATATAACTCCAATAAAAACGGTAGACAATTGGTTTTTATTAAAAAACTTAATCCCACAAATATTAGACAACTATCCTAATAATATGCATAAGGTTGTTTGTTGGTGGATTAAATATAAAAGAGATTTAGGAATTAAGATTATGAGGCAAGTCAATGCATAGTAGAGATGTAACAATTATAATTCCAACTTCGATTCTTCCAAGTCATCCAAGCACATCAATAATTGATGAAACAATCAAATCTATACGCTACCACTTTCCAAATAATGAAATTATTTTACAGATAGATGGCTTGCGTGAAGAAAGAATAAATCGTAAATCAGACTATGATGAATATAAAAACAGGGTTTTGTGGAAGTCTATGCATAAATGGAAAAATGTTTTACCAATAATTTTTGATAAACATAGTCATCAAACTACAATGATGAAAGAAACAATTAACCTTATAGACACCTCTGTTTTACTTTATGTTGAAGGAGATGCACCATTAACTGTAGATTACGAGATTGATTGGCAAAAGTGTTTAGATATGTTAGAATACAACAAGGCTAATACAATACGTTTTCATTTTGAAGCAGAGATTCCAGAGCCACACCAACATTTAATGTTTGGAATAGAAAATGGTTTTATGAAAACTGCACAATGGAGTCAAAGACCACATTTGAGTACAGTTAAATATTATAGAGATATTGTTTTACCATTTTCTAATGAACAAACTTTTATTGAAGATAGGTTTCATGGTAAAATTCAAGATGATGTTTTACCATATGATAGTTTTGATCAAGAGGGTTGGGACCAACACAAACTTTGGATTTATCATCCAGAAGGAAACATTAAAAGATCTTATCATTTAGATGGTCGTGATGGTACTAAAAAATTTACAAAGGATGATGATGTTTGGGGATATAAAGAATGAGATTAGGAGTTATTGCAAGATCTGATAATACTGGACTTGGTAATCAAACCAAGGAACTTGTAAAAATGTTAAATCCAGACAAGATTCTTTTAGTTGACTCTACATCTTTTAATAATAACAGGCAACATCCAGACTGGTATAAACAATATGATGTAATAAAAACAATTAAGGGTATGCCTAGGACAAAAGAAATTTTAGCATTTTTAGAAAATATAGATGTTGTTATAAGTTGTGAAACATTTTACCATTTAGACTTTGTGGATATAGCAAGAAAAAGAAATATAAAAACAATATTGCAATATAACTATGAACTATTTGGAAATTTAGTTCATCCAGAGTGGCCGTTACCAGATGTATTATTATCACCAAGCAGTTGGAATATAGATGTTGTTAAAGAAAAGTTTGGATCAAAATGCAAGGTATATCATATACCACCACCAACAGATACATCATTGTTTAATGCTGCAAGAGAAAATAACCTATCAAAAACCCATAAACGAATACTTCATGTTGCTGGTAAAAAAGCAGCCAAAGATAGAAATGGAACTAACACCGTAGTAGAAATGCTTAAACATTCTAGTGCAGATTATGAACTTGTAATAGCAACACAAACCCCTCTAGACTTTATAACTAAAGATAGCCGTTTAAAAATAAACAAAGATAATATTAGAAATAGAGAAGATCTGTATAATGACTATGATGCTATGGTTCTTCCTAGGCGTTATGCTGGTCTTTGTTTACCTATGAATGAGGCTTTAATTTCTGGTCTACCCGTTTTTATGACAGACATATTACCTAATAATCAAATACTTCCACACAACTGGTTAGTAAGTTCAAATAAAATTGGTGAGTTTAAGACTAAATCAATGGTAGATGTATATGAGGCTAACCAAGAAGAATTAGCAAAATCTATTGATAATTATTTTAATAATATAAATATATATGATAGCAAACAGAAGGCTATAGAAATTGGATTTAATAATTTTTCAGTTGAAGTATTAAAAGATAAATGGTTAAAAGTTATAAATGAATAAACAGAAAAGCCAGCCTATTTCTAGACTGGCTATCTGATAAAAGATAAACTACTTTACAGCGAAGCGACCTCCGCCACCCTTTTTTGCAGTTTTCTTTGCTGGTGCTTTTGCAGATTTAAGAGCCTTTGCCACTTCGGCAGTATCAGGCAAAATGCCAAACGCCTTATCTGCAGGATTGAGTGCTCTTAATGCAACTGGTGCAATGGCAGCAACTAATGCAGCCCATAGATCTTTTGGATCTGTTACGCCAGCCATGTAAAGTGCAATTGTTGCACCAAGAACAGATCGTCCATATGATGCTAGCATTGCTTTTGTCTTATCATTTAGTAAGTTATTCATTATTCCTCCTAGGATATAATTCGTGTTAGTGTTGTGAAGCCAATCCATAAACCAATAATTCCTGCGACTCCCGCAAAAACTGGTGGTGCTGGTACTGGCAATTTGAATGCAGCAAACACGACACCGCATCCAAAACCTGTTATTGTTGAAAGTAAAATCTCTTTCATGTATTTGTTTTTACTTGTTTTAATTGTGAATAATTTTTTACATAATCCATAATTACTGTATATTCTCTAGCAGGCCAAGAATTTATAAGTAATTGTTTTATACCTTTTTCTTCAAGATTTTTTATAAAAATATTAAATTCCTCATATGTAAAAAATTCAACATCTGAAACTGCTACCTTTGTTTTTTCTCCTTCACGCCAAACTGGACGCTCTCCATAATAATCTGGCAACTCTTCTAACTGTTTTCTATTTTTTCTAAGAATTGGAGTTATTGCTAACATAACTTTACTATAATCTAATTTTAAATTTTCTTTTAATATTTTATTTCGGTTACTAATTTTCATACCACAACAATTACAAATTGTAGGATCTATTGTCCAATATCCATTTTTATAATCTTTATAGGGTAAAATTATTTTATTGTTATATTTATTTACTGTTTCTTCAATATATTTATTTGTTGTTGATACATAAAAGTCTAATGGGTGTGAATTATTTTGATTTCCTGGCATTGTATTTAAAACATCTACATATTTAATAAGATATTTAGATCTATCTACTTTATTTGAAAGATCATAAATTTCTCCTATAATTCCACCAAAATTTTTTTCATGATCTTTTACATATCCAGAAATAAGATTTATTTGTATCCTATTCCCCATAATTAAATTCATACTTTGATTAATCATACAAAGATATTGAGGAGAAATAGTATAGGGCCTAATCGCAACTAAATATTTAATTTTTTCATCAGTGCTTAATTGTTGTACTATTCTTGTAAATATATCTCCCTGTGTCGCATCATATGTAAACATTACACCATCAAAATTTGAATTTTTTATTTCATCTAAAATTCCTGGAAAAAAATTTCCACCAAAATAATAAAATTCCATTATGTATTATTTATTTCTGATTCATTTGGTAAAAACTTTTTTAAATCTTGATATGCAATAGATATTTTTTTCATACTATCATGTAGTGGATGACCTTCAGATAAAGTGCTAAATTCTGAAAAATAATTAATACTTGGATCAACTTCTTTAACAAACTTGGTTAAACCGTTTTGAACATCTTCAATGTATGTAAAAGCCCAGTCACGAGAATCTGATAAAAATTTTATAAAATTTTCTCTATGTATGTCGTTGTTAGTTAATTCTTGGTTTGCTTTAATAGATTCAGCATGTTGATTAAGTTTAAAATTTTCTAAAAATAATTGAGCAGAAGTTAAACTAAGTTTGTTTAATTTGGATAACATTGTTAAATACGATATGGCAAAAGAAACAGACAAAACTATAAAAAATATTAAAATAACATCTTTCATTATTTAATAGCCTCCCTAGTAATCATTACGATTGCTCCATTGCTTTCTAAAGCCTTTTTTACTCTTACCATATATTCTACAGCATGTCGCTTCTCTGTGTCAAATAAACGCATAAACATAGCCTCATTAGCCTTAATGGTTATAAAATGATCGTTGTCAATAATGTCTACCTTAAAATTTTTAGGTGCTGGAATAGAATGAAATGCCATTTTCATTTTATCTGTATACATTATTTTCTCCCCCATTGTATGTAGTTCCATCCACGCTCATGTGCGTAGTATAGAATAAAGTTAATTGTATTTGTCAATACCGTGACTTGCAGCGCCTCAACCTCTTCACCAGTAATCCAATAAGCAGACACGAAAGTTGTAAGTAGTGCAACTACTCTCCAAGTTAAAGACTTAATTAATGATCTTGATTTAGAAACTATCATAGTAGTAGGTCTGGTGCCTTTGAGGTAATGATTTCAGCACGAGTTCCGTGCCAATAAATTTTTCCATCGCAGGCCATATTCATTTTTTGATCATCATCTACAACACTTGCTTCTCCATAGATATAGCCTCGTATTTCAATATGACTAGCAAGCATCTCTTCACCATCAGCAATAATTCTCCACTTCAAAGGCCCGCCATTATTTTTTGTATTGTATCTTACCTGAAAGTGCTGTGTTGGTTTAAAAAACCATTGCTTAAACTTGTCTATCATATGCCCATCTCCTTACGCTTTTGCGTAGCAGAAATAGCGTGAATGTCTGCCCCTAAATCTACCTGCTCAATCTTGTAGCCTACATCACGACCATAAACAATGTTGGTAATGTTGGGTAGTCTTAATACTAATGCGCCATCCATAAATTCATCCTTGGCAATATACTCTTTTACCTGGTCAAACTTAAGTGGATCTTTCTCGCTTGTGTTGTAGGTATTACGAACTCCCAGCAGCACTTGGTCTGTTCTCTTCCCCGCTTCTTTGTAAAGGGCGTGGTGGCCTTCGTGCCAAGGCTGATACCTACCTAGCATAAGGGTTGTAGGTGCAGACCAGTCATGTAGGCCAAACTTTTCAATAATACTAGATGCTTTTTCTTCAGCATTTCGTTCGTGATTAGTAAAATAAAAATCGGCTTCTTTTGGACGCTCAAACATTTTATTTGTATCTTCAAAACGGCCCTCAGCAATTGTGTCCATAAAAATAAAAATATCTGGCTTTCCAAATGTTTTACGAGTTAATTCTGTTGGGCATACAAAATCTACGATGACTGGAGCAACACCTTGTTTTGCAATAAGTCTTGCCATCTCCCCCATGCGTCGTGCTTGCTCTATACGATCTTCGGCGGTAAATCCAAGATCAGAATTTACTGTTGCACGAACCTCATCTGCATTAAGATGAATAGCGTTAATTCTTTCTTTGAGTGCCTTGGCTAATTCTGTTTTTCCAGAACCTGGCAGTCCGATTATTTGTATAATCATCATATTCTCCAACCCATATTTGAGTACTTATTAATTATATATTCTGACAATATTTCTTTAGGATTTTTACTTGTTTTATTTAATTTTAATCTTATGTCGTGCATATTTTTAGGATGTCCAATTTTCTCATCATTATCTTTTTCTAACTTTATAATTTGATTAAAATTATGGTTATAATTTGGTAATTCTAAAAAATTATATATTCCATTCATTGTTTTTTGTGGATTATTAACAAGATCATCATACCAAACAATACAAAACATATTTTTATTTTCAGGTTTAATTATTTCATTAATAGACAATAAAACATTATCAATTGGTCCTCCCGCTCTCATTAAAAAATCGCACCTATTGTCATTTTTACTTAAATAATCCTTATACCACCAATTAGTTTGCTTCATTGCTACGTCTAAATAAGAATGTTCTGGCAATATATTAATAAAGGATGACAGTACTTCTATTATTGGCCTAACTGTAAATATTATTTTAGGATTAGGGTTAATATATTTTTTTATTATTTTTAAATTTTCAGCATTTGCCCACAATTTTTCTCTATCAATAATTATTGACTTTGTCACTTGTGAATAATAATTTTCAATTATATTTTTACTAACATTTTCTACTGGAATTTGATTATCTAGTCTTACGGTATCTTCATTTTGAGGTATGTTTTGATCAAAAATTTTAAGCATTGTTGAAACTGGACTAAGAGGACTGCAATATATTTGTTCATTTTGATTTAAAATACTTGATAACAATGTATTTCCAGAACGATGAAATCCTGCTAAAAAATAATAATTTTTTTTCATATATTATTATTTTCCATAGTTAAAGATTGCCAAGTATTAGACCAATCTTGTTTAGTTTTATGTTTATTAAACTCTTTAGATACTTCTCCGCCTTCTAAATATACTCCGCCCCAAACACCCCATTCTTTACCTGAAATGCCTACTGCAAAACATGTCTTTGCTACTGGACATTGCTGACACATTGAATCAACAATTGCCCTGCCAGATTCATTATCTTCATATTTATCAAAGTAAATATTTGTATCAAGACCTAGACAAATTGCGTTATCTTTCCATAAATGCTGTTTCATAATTATTCTCGATACTTGTTTGGTATATCCCACCCATTACGACCAGGAGAATAAATTTTATGAATGTACCATTTATCTTTAACTTTAATACCTTTTGGAGATGTTTTGGCAATGTCAGATTCTTTTAAATCAATAACATCCCAGCCATTCCAAAGTAAATTACTATTTTTGGAAACAATTTTTTCCATAGTGTTTAAACTTCTAATAAACATAAATACCCCCTAGTATTTAAATATACCAACTTCTACATTTTTTAATTGTGCTTCTGAAACTAACCTTGAAGTTTTTTCATTAGGCTTACTTAAGAAAGCAAAATAGTTGATTTGATCTAAATTTTCTTGCATCCAAACTGGAGCAACTTTATAAAATTTAATCTTTTTACCTCTTGCCTTCATTCCTCTTTCAGATAAATTAGAGAATTCGGAAACAAAAGAATTAATTTTAGCAGGACCAGCAGAGTAAATTACAAATTCTGTGTCGTCTTTATGCATATTTGACATAGCAACCCCCATAGAACGAATAAACACATTGTAGTCATTAAACTCACTTGTGCCCTGAACTGCCACGATCATCTTTTTTTCCATCCTTTAAACTATCTAATATAAAAAGCATTTTATCTAAATCACTTTTTGATAAAGTGTTAGTATCAATTGGTTTAGCAGTGTGGCGTTGTACCTCACCGTTTATAGCCTCTGCAACATAAAAAATATTATTAGATATCCAATATGCTTCGTTGCCTAAAACAATAACCTTAATTATACCTTTTTCTTTATGCTTTGTCAATTGAGAAAAATTTTGTTGGTTGTTTGATAAAGGCATAGAAAAAAATAATTTCAATAACTTGTGCGTATCACTTTGTTTATGCAAAGTTTTTGAATAAGGTTTTTTTTTATTACTTTTACCTACTTTAAGTATAAACCAAGCAAGAGACAATGTCAAGCCTAAGACTATTAACTCTTGCATTATTCAAACCTATCTACTTTTTAACTACTGGCTTTGATTCTATTGAATTTTCAACAGAGATAGTCCTATTTAACTTTATTTGCAGTTGCAGTAAATTAAACTCAAGATCTGAAGATTTTTGCTTATAAAATAAAACTAACTGTTTTATTTCTTCAATATTTAAGTCCTCCACTTTTACCCCTTTCTAAAACTAAATGGGCTATTTGCCCAAACCTTTTCTACTTGTTTTTTTTCTCTTTCAACAATGGCACGACTCCATGTAAAACCTGCATCTCCACCCCATGCGTCCCACATAATTCTTCCGTTAGATGGAAACTCTGGACCATCGTAAAAACCTTTTCCTTTTTTATCTACTTCATGACGGGAGAAAAAAGAAAACATACGTTTAACAGTACTTAAAGACATTGCCCTACCAGCAACTATATCTGTTGCACGACCCCAACCTACGGGAGTTCCTGCACCAGTTGCTTTGCCATCTTCTTTCCACTTTAATGCACGTCTAGCAGCAGCCTTCATGCCAGAAGTAGGAGTATATGTATCAGCCATTCTTTTTATCCCGCTTTTGTTGTTTAGCAACACGTTTTTCTTTAAGAGTCATCTTAGGCTCTTTTTTTGTATTAACATTACCCTTTTGTTCTTTATTTGCCATGACTTACCCCTGCCTTTGTTTTTGGATACGGACCAAGATCTGCTTTTACAGTACCGTCTTTTCTTAAACGAACAATTCTGCCATTTTTAATTTGTAAAGAATTAAATCCGTAATTTTTAAAATAAGAACCTGAAGATCTGTTAGCCATTATTTTTTAAACCTTAAAGGATTAAAAGATCCATCCCAAATACTTTTTGTTGTAGATTGTGATTCTGCTTTGTATGTACCACCACGACGTTTATACTCTTGTACTACCCAAGAATTAGCAACCGCAGATGGATAAACATCAAATTTATCTTTTGCTGCTTGTACAACTCTTGCATATAGTTTAGGGTCTGATGGTGTTGATCCACCCCTACGTGGTTTAATAAAATCTTCATAATTAGGTTTTGCTTTTGCCATTTCATTTTCCATTTCTTCTAGTTTACCAACTGGAACGCAATTAGGAACCATCCGCCCACCTTTATCTTTCATGCCACGTTGTTCATATCCAGACCAACATGCTTTTGTTATGTTGTCCCATTTATCTTCTTCTTCGTTATCTGAGTAGTATGTCATATTATCTATTATATCAGGCTTTGGGGTGCAAAAGTCGTATGATTTCAAAAAGGTTCCACCTATCTTTTTTGGATAAAGCCTCTATCTCTGCTTTATTTAGTGCCTTTTCTGATAAAGTAATAATAGGCTCTTCGGCAAAAAAATCTATTTCTAAAAATCCTTTTTCCCATAATGCCATAACACAAGTATTTACGTCTGTTATATGCTCATTATATAAGTCTGGCATAAGGTTTTTAATTTTAGGGGTAAAGGAATACAGCAATTCACCAGTTTCTTCGTCAACGCCTACAGTTTCTAGCCCTCCATCAAGGATGAGTTTTTCAATTATTTCTTGTTCTTCGTTACTCATTATTTATAAACTCCAACAAAGACTGTTGAGTTTGTGCACCAACCATGCGCTTAATTTCTTTTTCATTTTTAAATAATATAAAAGTAGGAACTGACTTTATTTCAAACCTTTTAACAAGTAGTTGTTCATAATCAGCATCAATTATTTGAAATTGATAACCTTCTTTTTTTAATTCTTCAACAATTGGTCGTGTTTTTTTACAAGGACCGCACCAATCTGCTGTAAAATAAAAAATTGTTTTCATTTGCCAGACTTTGCTCTAGCCTTTTTTAATGCCTCAAAATCTTTTACTTTGGCATCTCCCATGTATCCCCAAGCATATCCATCGTTAATCATCTTATCATTAACAGAGACTGTATCTTTATTAATATAAAGCCAACCTAGAATACGACCAAACTTTTCAGATGAGTTCATTTTTTCAGTTTTAATTACAATAGATTTGGCATCCTTTAAATGCTTTTTTAAGTACTCCTTAGATTCAAGTCCAAGAGCCTTTTCAGCCTTATCTGTTGTGCGTGATTCTGGAGTATCAATACCAGCCAGACGTACACGAGATGAAAATAAAATATCAAACCCTAAATCAATAATTACATCAATAGTATCTCCATCAACAACATTCTTTACTTCTTTTACAAAATACTCATACATTATATTGCCCCAATCGCTCTATTCTCTACTAACTTTTCACGCTCATCAATAACTTCTAGCATAAAAGCCATCATTTTTTTATATGATTCTGGTTTATTCATTATTTTGTCATAATGATGGCTACAAAACATCAACTCTCCAGAGGCGCCTTTTACTTTAACTAACGCTTGGGCTAAACATTTATCACAACGATCTTTTGCATTTAAAACCCATTGCTTGGGTTTTACGCTTGGATGATCTTTTGTAATGTTGTTCATAGTTCTATTATACATCCAGTTACTTCTTTCTATTGTCGGTTGAGTAAAATCCACTACCGTTGAAAATTGCAGCAGGGGAACTCCAAAGTCTTTGCATAGATTGATTACAGCATACTGGATATCCTTCTTCATCAAATTTTTTTTCAAACTCAATTTGTGAAGAACAGATAGAGCACTTGTAATCATATCTTGGCATTAATTCTCCTATAGTTATCTTTAAGTATATCAAATAATAGGCAGTTTTACAACATGCCCAGGTTGTTTTTTTATTTAACTTTAATTACTTTAGGCTTTTTATCTTCAGGAACAACACGAACAATATTAATTGTAAGCATGCCATCCTTGAGTTCAGCACTAGATACTTCCATGTATTCACCAAGGGCAAATGTGCGAGTAAATTTACGAGCAGCAATTCCTTTATAAACAATTTCAGCATCTGTTATTTCTGCTATTTCACCTTTAATTATTAATGTTCCATTATCTACTGAAACATCAATATCTGTTTTTGAAAATCCAGCAACAGCCAAAGATAATTTATATGTATCTTCGTCTAGTTTTAAAATATCGTATGGCGGATATGCCTGACGAGTTGCTAGATTATGTACTGTACTTAAACGGTCCAATTCACGATTGAAACCAATAAAAAATGGATCCTTAAAAAGATCCAATGTAAACGAACTTACCATTTTTTCTCCTTTTCAGCGAGTTAGTTTTATGTATCCCCCGTAGGCAGATACAATCCTATTATACCAAATTTTTGGTACCCCCAAGGGGAATTGAACCCCTGTTACCACCGTGAAAGGGTGATGTCCTAACCACTAGACGATGAGGGCTGAGAGCGAATAGCGAGAATCGAACTCGCACATTAACCTTGGCAAGGTTACGCACTACCACTATGCAATATTCGCAACACTATTATGGAAGAACTTGAACAACCTTATCAGTTAAAGTTCCTTTTGTAGTCCATGTAGTAGCAACTGCAACTGCAGCAGAAGATGTTGTTTGTGGTATTAAACCAAAAACAGAAGAAGTATAATTAAATATACTTGAAGATGCAACATAGTCTGTATTTGCATCTAAAGCATTAACGCTTACAATTTGACCAGAATTATTTTTTTCTCCAGTGCTTACTGAAACCGTGTCAACAATACAGGCTGGATAATCAATTTTTGTTCCCATTTTATTACCAGTTGCAATAAATACTGGAATATTTTTAGATTTTAAACTTACAATTAATGTACGTATGGTTGCATCAGCACCTCTGACTCCA